CGCAGCACCGCGCCAAAGCGGCTTTCCGTCTCCATGCCGCGCGGGTCGCCGGCGGCGATATGCTGCAAGAGCGTGCGGGCGGCCGCGGGCTCGATCAGGAGCGGACGACGCGCATAGCGCGTCGCCAGGCTGGCGACGTGAGACATCTTTACCTCGTGTTGGGTTAGGCGGCGTCCGCCCAATCGCGATAGGCGCGGGACAGCCGCTGCAGGACCGAAGGCGACCCGGCGCGCGCTCGCGCGGCCGGAGGGGGCGCCGGCTGGCCTTGATCGTTGGAGGGGTCGGGCGCCGTCTTCGCGGGGTTTTTGGTGTCCTGGATCGATTGAGCGTCCGCCTGGACTGCCGATCCGAGACCCAGCTCCTGAGCTTTGATGTCCTCGCGGGCCAGCTGCTCGAACGTCTCTTCCCAATCGTGGCCGAGGGCGGCGTTCTCATCCTGGGCGGTGGACGTGCGGCCTTCCATGCGCGCGGCCGAGGCCAAGGCTTCCTTGACTGGATCGATGATCCCGCGGCCCGGGCCGATCCACATGGCCTGGGCATAGGCGTCCGGCGCATCCAGGAAGTCCGGGGCGCCGGCCGGAGCGGTCACGTACCCCCGGTCGAACGCTTCCTCGAGCCACGCGACGAAGAACGGCTTGACGATCTGCGCCTCGATCAGCGCCATCAGGTCTTGGGTTTCCGCCCAGGCGTGGATCATGGCGGCGCGGGCCGACGAATAATTCGTGTTCGAATAATCCATCGCCAGTTCTTCGTAGGTCACGCCCAGAGAGGACGCGACCATGCGAAGAATGGAGCGGGTGAATCCGTCGAAGCTGGCCACGTCCCGCGAGGCGGTGGCCATCTTGACTTCGTCGCCGTAGGGCAAGGTGATCGCGCGGGCTTCGCCGCCGGCGACCACGGGGCTTTCGTCGTAGTGCTCCTGGCGGAGATGCTCGAACTGCTGAACATCTTTGACGGCGAGATTTTCGCTGACGGCTTCCGGCCCCGCCGACGACTGGATGAACATCACCATCAGGGCGTTGATGACGGCGTTCTGCAGCGTGGCGTCGGTAAACTTGCCGAGGGATCGGAACGACTTCAGCGCGGTGACAAAGCGGCTGACGCCGCGGCTTTGCTCGGCCCGCTGCGGTTCGAAGGCGTGCACGACTTGGGGACGGCCCCAATCGGTCCACCGCGTCCAGGGATTCCACACCAGGGAGGCGCTGTTGCCGTAGTCGGCTGGGTGGCGTTCGCGGATCCAGTAGCGCCAGGGGATGCCGTTGACGTTGTGCTCGACGCCGGCGCGGAAGTAATCGTCGTTCGGCTGGCCGTTCGGATTGGACAGGCGGTCCGGATCGACGACGCGAAGGCGCGTCTTGTAGCGCGTGGGCTCGGCCGCGGCCCACTCCACCAGGCCCAGCGCTTCGCCGTCCAGCATTACATGCGAGACGCATAGCCGGAGGATCTGGCCGAAGGTGAGCTTGCGCTCGGCATCGACCGTGAAGGCGTAGCCGAACGCGTATTGCTTCCATTCCGTCTGGATCTGCGACGCGAGGTCCTGCGCCTGCTCGAAGGTGATCCCGAGGGCTTTGTGCAGCGGGCGCGACGACAGCTTCCAGCCCGCGCCGATCGCCGAATTCTTACGACGGGCCAGGGCTGCGTTGGCGATCGGATCGTTGCGGACCTGGTCGCGGACGCGGGCCGTGGTGAAGTCGCGGACGCCCAGCCACTCGCGGTCGGGGGACTGGATGCTGCTTCGCCAGGCCGAGAACCACGGACCGCGGATATTCGCGGCCTCATAGGGCTGCGACAGCGGCGGCTGGGTTTCCACGCTGGCCGAGCGCTGCAGACGGGCCCACTCGGCCTCCGCCTTGGCGCGTTGGATCGCGCCTTCCTGAACGATGTCGGCCATGGGTTAGAGCCGGAACCGAATGGCGCCGCCCCGTGGGCGCTCCGACGTGCCCGGTCGGCTGGCCTGCGCCTCCAGCTTGGCGATCTCGGCGTTGACCTCGCCGACATTCGCCTTTGCGTATTCGGTCCGCATGCCGTTGTACTCGAACGCCGCGGTCGCTTTACCGGAGATCAGCTCGTCCCGAGCGCAGCGGAGCTTGTCCAGGCGGATTTGGTCGGCAGGCGAAAGCGCCATCAGCTTTTTCTCCTTACAAACCAGCCGTTTTCTTCGGCGCCGGGATTTGGCGCGGTTTCCGCCTGCGGAACCGGCTTCGGCGTCTCCATCGCTGCGAACAGCGGCAGAGTCGCTTCCGGTTGGCGCGCGCGGGCCTCGAACAGGGCCTGCCACTCCGCCGCGGTCCGGGTGAAGGCGCCGCGATACCAGGCCAAGGCGCGGGCATAGACGGCCAGATCGAGACGTTCGTTCGATTGGCCCGGTAGTCGCTCCCAGTAGCCACGGGCGCCGGCGCGAAGGGTCTTCGGTTGGCGGAAGACTTCGGCGACGTACTGCTTGAAATCCTCTTCGGTGGCGTCCGGCGGGTTGTAGAGGCCGCCGGGCAGGCGATCCCTTTCCGCTTCGATCGAGGTTTTCAACGCGCCGTAGACGGCGCTTTTCAGACCCCAACCGCCCACCAAGTAAGGCTCGACCGTCAGTGTGCCGCCATCGCGCAGCCGGATCAGGCGGCGCTTGCGGCGCTCGAGCGGGACCGCGTCGGGATCCTTGGCTCCCGCCAGCGCGAACACATTGTGGCGCCCGCGAACGAAGCGGTAGGCCTTCTCGGTACCGCCTTTTTTGCCGCGCAGATCGACCCCGAACGCGTCGAAGCCCAAAGGAACGGTCACTTCGCCTTCAAAGCGCCGCGCCACCACTTCCGACAGCTCGGCCCAGGCTTCGGCGTCCAGAGGATCGTGCTCGATGACGCCCCATTGGAAGCGCGCAAACGACAGATCGGGACCGATCGCGTAGGCGTCCCACTCGATCCGGTCGCCTTGCTGGTCCGCGACGCCGATCAATTCGCACGCCCAAGCGGGCACCAGGCCGCGCTTGACGAAACGGCCGCGCCTTTCGTGCAGCTTCTGGAAATCCGGCGCATCGGCCGCCGCATCCCAAGCCCGCGCCAGCTTTTGCTGCCAGAACACTTTGAGGGCGTCCGGATCCTTGCCCGTGGCAGCCTCTTTGCTCGCCGTGTCGTATTCTTGCCAGATGGCCGTCCAGCTCTTCAGCTTGGAATAGGCCTGCCAGGCGTAGAACGACGGCTGGCGGTTCGACGAACGCCGTTCGCGCCAGCGCTTCAGTTCGGAGGGCGGGAAGTGGGTCGGCGGCGCCGGGTTGTCCGGGTCCTCGCAGACATAAGTTTTGATCCAGCGGCCGCCGTCCAGCATGGCCGGCTTGTGGATCTCGTCGATGGTACACGCCGCCGATCCAAGGCAACGAAAGGTCGCCCTGCCCCCATCCGTTTCAGGCCCCTTCATGGCCTCGAAGGTCAGTTCCTGAACCTCGCCGCAGTGGGGGCAATCCACGTAGTAGCGGCGGTAATCGCCCGCCTCGAGGTAGGACGTGATGCGGCACGTCTTCAGATCCTTCGGCGTGGATGTCAGGAGCGCCTTGAAGTCGTCGTGACCATCGCCGCGGGCGAAGGCTTGCTTCAGCGGATCGCCGCGGCCGCCGGCGTCGGCGGGAAATTCCGACACTTCGTCGCAGCCGAGGCGCTTTACCGAACGGCCTTGAAGACCTTTCGAGCTGGCGGCCGTGGTGATGACCAGGTAACCGCCCTTGAACCGCTTGAAGGGAGTGGTGGACCCAGACCCCTTACGCCCCACCACGTCCTGGACGCGCATGCGCAGCGCCGGCGTGGCGTCCACGGTGGGCGTCCATTTGGTGTTGTTCCAGTTTCGCAGTTCGTCGAGGGACGGCAGCACCAGCATCATGGACGCCGGGTCATCGCAGACGGTTTGGCCCGCCCAATTCAGGAACAGTTCGGACTTGAAGAGCTGCGCCGCGGCGCACACGGCGACGATGCGGCAGGCGTCCGTCGCGTCCAGGCAGTTCATCGGTTCGACGGCCAGGGGCGACGTGGCGTTGCGCCATTTGCCCGGCCGCGACGAACCGGATTCCGCCGAGACGAATCGGTCTTCCTCCGCCCACTCGGCGACCCGCCGAAACCGCCGTGGGCGCGAGGCTTGCGCCAAGGCCCGAAAAAGCGCAGCGCGCCCATCGGCGAGCCCGGGCACATTCAGTTCAAGGGCGTTCACGCCAGGAGCGGCAACGGCTGGATCGCTGAGGCGTCGCCATCTGCGCATCGGCTAAGCGCCGCCGAAAAGACGCCGAGGGCCGCCTCGAATTCTTCCGACAGCATCCGTGCGATCGCCGTGGCCTTGTCGGGCTGCAGATCGCACGCGGCGCAAATCCGCTGCGCCGCCTCGCGCTTGCGGTTGGCCAGCGCTT